TTCCAATAATTAAATTAGTATGATGTTGTTGGAAGTCAATCTCTGTAAATTGATTGCCGGAACTTAAAAAGTTCTTATATCTAATCTTTTGAAAGGTTATCATTCTTAGGAGGGATCACAATGTCATTAGGTGTAATAATCGTATACTTGTATGAATGATACTTACAAGTTTTAATCGCAAGTTCATCATCAACTTCTACAATATCCATATCAGCATCTTCTTCGTCATATAGCATCATAGCATATCTTTCTGCATCATCTTCTTCTTCAAACAAAAATAACACTTTATGTCCGTGCTTATCCTGAACGGCATAAGCACCGTCATCTTTACCATCTTTGAGAGTTAGAAGATACATTATCTAATATCCATATCAAACCACTGCATTAATTGTTCTTTAGATAAATTTGTATCATTCTGTTTGATATATTCATTTATAACAATTTCTTTCCAAAGAAGGTTATTTTTTCTTTTAAGACTCCACATCCAATCATCGTCCCATTGAGTTCCAGTAAGATCGAACATTTTATTCCACCTCGCAAGCCTGACTATACAAATCTTGGAAGATACCCCTGATAATGTTTTTATCAAGATCAAATTCAGATTCATCAATATATCGATTTAGAATTGAAAGTGTATTCTCTTCTTCATCAATATCAAATTCTTCAGACTCTTGAATTTCAAAGTTCTCGATTATCTTTAAATCATGAACTCCAACCGTATAAAGTTTATCGATAAACTTCTCAAAATCTTTTGGTTTTGATTTTTTACGAACAATAACTTTTACAATCTTGTTCGCATATTCAGTTGCATTGAAGAGTTTATGATTGGTATCTTCGTAATAGATATTATAAAATAATTTATAAGGATTATTAACTGGAGTATGAGTGAGGGTTTCCGTATCAAAGATATGAAAACCTCTCGTATCATTTACATCATTCCAATACATCTCATAAGGATTTCCTAGGTAGAAGATTTTTCCGTTGTCTGATCGAGTGTGATAGTGTCCCGAGAATACTTTTTCGAACTTGTCAAGTAGTTTGCAGTCCATACCATCTTCCATGACGTGGCCACGATGAGCTCTGAATCCGTTGAGCTCAAGGTGCCCCATCGCACATATGCTAGATGTATCTTTAATAGATTTGACAGTATTCTCAAAGTTTTCTGCATTGATCCAAGGTATAAACAGTATTTTTAATTTATCTAATGTAATCTCTGATACTTCACTATACGTCTTAATATTATTATAAGTCTGTAGAAGAAGTTCTGGAGAGTTTACATTATTAGTATTTTTATAATAACAATCATGATTACCAATAATCATATGAACATTACAATTTTTGAGTCTATCAAATACAACTCTCTTTGACCACTCAAGACTTTGATAATCAATTGACTTCCGACTATCGAAGGCATCACCCATATGAATAACGGTATCTATTCCTTCTGCTTCTAGAGTAGGAAAAAACACATCATCATAGAACTTCTCAAAATGATCATGCAGGTGCTTAGATCCCTTCCTTGCACCATAATGAGTATCTGTTATTATCGCAACCTTCATCGGTTCTTATATTGGATAGCGTCTTTGATACTATTATACTCTGAACTATGCCCAGAAAGCAAGCTATCATCAACAACCATAACTTCGTCAAACCCAGTCTTCTCAATAATCTTAGTTTTTATTTCCAACTGCTTCTTCTCCTTCTGGATGCGTCTCAGGAAAGCATAATGAATAATCTGTGTAAAGTATGCGAAAGGATTCGTAGACCTTGCTGGGTCGAAATTATGAATGTATTGGACGCAATTTTCTATCCCATCAGAAATCATATCTTCACGAAACATGTAATTTACAAAATTAGGTTTGTATGAGAGGTGTGTCGCAATCTTAAGAAAACACTCACCAAGATAGTTTGGAATACGTGGTTTACCTTCCCATCTCTTTCCTCTTTCCTGTTTCGGAAACTCAGTGAGGTCTTTATTGAAAGTCTTCATATATGACTTTTCTACCTTGGTTCGATAGACAATCATTGCCTCTAACAATTCTTTATTATTTACATAGTGTTCAGATTTCTTTTTGGGCATAGTTCATTACTCTTTAAAGTATAAGTTGTTCTAATTATACCACACTTTACAAGGGCTTGACAAGATAAAGAATCATGAGTAGAGTGCCTTTGTTAGGGTTGAAGAGGAGGGCTTAGCTCTCTTTAGTATCTTCAAGTTTAAAGATATTCTCTAGAGTTTTTCTTGCTTCTTCTACTGTTGATAGGTATCCCATTTTTCTAGAAGGAGTAATCTTACTTGAAGATTTTTCATTAGAGGAAGATTTAGGACTGTAAATATCCATATCATCTTCATCTTCAATATAGTTAGTATATATTTCAATCATTCTTTTATCATGAGTCTCTGTCATAGTAAGAATTTTATCAGGTCTTATGATAAAGAAATCATCAGATGCTAATTCCATCCATGATTTAACTTTAACATGCATTCCATGCTGAGAATGTAAAAGTTTCATTGTGATTGGATTTTGCATCACAATCAAAGGATCTCCATCATTCTCATCTACTGAGACAAGTGATAATATTTCTTCTCCAGATATCAATTTTATAATTGCGTAAAATTCATCTCCCATTAGTTCTTTAGCGGTATGTTTACAATATCATAATTAAAATTTTCTTCGTTATAAACTTTAATTCTTTCGATTAGATGGTTAAGGGTATAGTTCCTCCTGGATTTGTAGGATATGTCGTCAGCAATGTCATACAGAGTTGCCTTGGTCTTGTTATTACCTTTCCTAAGCACCCTTCCAATAGACTGGAGATTCCGAATTCTAGATTTGGATGGAGAAGCAAAAATGACATTGTGGAGATTTTTGATATTAATTCCTGTACTGAATGTTCCGTATGATGCAACAATAATCGCATTATTCTCTTGTTCAGTAATCTCCCTTACTTGTTCTCGATCCTTTGTATCTACTCCACCATGGACAAAAAATACTTGTCTTTCATCAACCGTATTATTATTTATCATGTGATATAGTGGCTCACCATGACCCTCAACTCTTGCAAAAAGAACCAAAGTATTACCTTTAAGATCTAGTGCAAGATTTCTTATGAACTTATTTCTACGTTCATGATTGATAATATATTGAACTTCTTCTTCAAAGTTTTCAAACTTATGTGCTGGGTGCTTCAGTAGAAGTACATTGATATCCAGTTTAGCAACATGACCCTTCGCCATTAACTCTTCGGTACGAATGATTTTGTACGAAGCTCCAAACAATCCCTCAAGAACCCATTTATGAGTTTGTGTTCCATCAAGTGTTCCGGTAAAACCAAAACGATATTTTGCATCAGCAAGTTTAGACATTATAGATATTAATGACTTTGATTTAAACTGGTGTGCTTCGTCTCCGATAACTACGTTAAATCTTTCAAAATATTTTCGGGGGAGTTTGTAAATAGACTGCCAGGTAGTAATAATAACTTGAGAATCCGTTTCTCTTTCCTTTCCCGCATAGATCTTGTGACAATATGAACCTACATCCCAACCATAGTCTGCAAAGTCTTTATACATCTGCTCTACTAGCGAAGTCGTCGGAACGACTATCAGAATATTTTGTTTCTTCTCAACGTAATATCTCACAAGAGAATATATCATCAGAGACTTTCCAGAAGCAGTTGGGGATATCAACAACTTTCTATTATGTTTTAAAGCGTCGTATACTCCCTCAACTTGGTAATCTCTCGGAGAATACTTGCAAATAGCATTCATATAATCTTTTACACCTTCCTTTGAGATAAAGTCATTCGTCTCAAAAGGAAGACCATAATACTTATTATCTACAAACTCATAAGTATATCCATGGTCATCACAAAACTTTGTAACCTTGTCTAACAACCCAACATAAATCTCTCCGGTTTGGGTATTAAATAATCTTATCTTTCCATCCCAGTATTTACTACGATACGAGGACATAAACTTTGCACCAGGAACCTCAAAGGTAAACTGGTCTGATAATTCGTAGTATACGTGAGGTTCTGCCTTAACCTGCAAATATACTTCATTCTTTTTTGATATAATCAAATGAGACATAACTCATAGGTTCACCTATAAGTATTTAGTTCATGCTGTCAAACTGATGTTCTAAAATAAGTCGATAAAAATTATCTCTCATCGCAATTAAGTTTAGTTGTTCTTGTGGTTCTCCACCAGACCATTTTTGAACTGCTTGTTTAAGACCTTCATGAATGAGACGGATGCCATGAATATTTACTTCAATATTATAATAGTTTCCTTCTTCTTGGTGCATTAGTTGAATCCTGATTGGAATTTGTGCCAGTCTATTGCATTCTTAATTTGGAAAGTTCTATTCGAAACTGTTTTAATAATTTCTTCTAAGAACTTGAGCATCACATCATAATAACGAATTTTGAGATCAATAGTATTTAACTTCTCATCGGCATCCATATACCTCTGTAATGCTTCTTTATCTCTAACTTTGTATGGGAATGGTTCTTCGGCATAAACCTCTGCTGTTGCCTTTCCTGTGTAGTAGTTGTATCTTTCTAACTTTATACGATTATAAGTTCCTCTCGCCTTCTCTCTCAAAAGAGTGATGGTATTGTATAAAGTGTAATATTTTGAATGAAGTTGTGGAACTTTTAGTGATTCATCATGTAGATTATCAGGGTCGATTTGGGAATCTTTTTCCCACATCTCCTGAATTTGATCAAGGTTCATAGAGGTGTTCTGTTATCAGCAGCTAATACATTGTACACAGTATACTTGAAAGTGACCTCTGCTGTAAAGTAGTTGATATCCGTATCACCTGCTTCAAAATCTAAAGAAGTCAAATATACTGGAAATAAATCTTTAAATTTTACAATAGCAACATCTCTAAAGTTACTATTTAAAATGTGAAGACTTCCATCACTAAATTGTTGTTTTAAATCTCTTACTCCATTAGCATCTGTTGTTAAATCTTTAAACTCTTGTGCCGTCTCTGGAGAACCTAAACCTGTCATCCAATTATGAATTGCCATATAGTTGACCATATTTTCGTCAACTAAAAATCTTAAGGAAAAATCTCCATAAGTAAGTTTATCACCAGGAATATCAATATCCTTAAGATAGGTTGGTTGAACTGCTGTTCCTAAACTTATATTGGGAATGCTAGCAGAGTTTGAAAAAAAATCAACCTTTGGTTCTTTTGCTAATGTAAATTTAAAACCAACAGGTGATAAAAAATTTCTATTTCCTATCTGCTTACCAAATGCCGTCGCCATTGTTTTATTTGTATTTAGATAAAAAAAGAGGGTCCGAAGACCCTCTGTAAAAAATATGTGAACCGTGGATCACATGAGGTTTTGAACTTTGACTCTTCTGTAGTAACGGTTTTTGTTGGTTTGGAGTCTTCCCAAACTCTCAGTAGTTCCTTCTGCGAAGGGGTTAGAAACGATACCGTAACGAGTCTTGAATCCGATTTTGGGCTGGAAGGTGTTCTCTCCAACTGCACGAACCATCTGAAGAGGAACGTAAGGGCAGTAGAACAGACCTGCGTCATAAGGTGAAGAACCTTTATAACCAGCAACATAGTACTGATCAGCAGAAACGTTTGCAGAATAAGGATCGATGTAGACCTTATACTTACCAGCAAGTACACCTGCGAAGGTGTTACCGGTGTCATCAACGTTCAGGTTTGCATTGAGTGCAGGGGTGTAATCAAGTACACCAGCCATGGTCAGTGCGGAAGCAACGTCTGCGGAACACAGAATCATGTTGCCCTTTCCTCTACGAGTTCTTTGTGCGATTGCGTTCGCATCTCTCTCGATTTGGAAAATAAGACCTTTGAACTTCTCAACAGACCAACGACCGTTGGAGTCAACGTCAAGGTCGAAAGTACCGGCAGTAGCAACGTTTGCTTGAGCACCGGGTTCAGCAACCTTATAGATGGTTCTGATGACTTCTCTGTTGATTTCCGCAAGGATTTCAGTGGAGAGAATGTTGGCAAGTTCTGCCTCGGCATTCAAACCGTGGATTGCCTTGAGGTCTTGTGCCAGTTCCAGAGAATACTCTGCTTTCAGAGCACGGGACTTAGCAGTAACGGTGACTTTCTCAATCGAGAATGCCATCTCGTTGAATGTCTGACCATCTCCAAGGCTTTCGGACATCGATGTGTCCATGCCCTGACCAACGCCATAAGCACCTTGGGTTTGAGCAGTTGGACTCAGAAGACCTGGATTGGAAGGATTACTTCCAGCAGCTTGTAAACCAGTAATTCCTAAACCAACGTTTGCTTCCTGACCAGCAACATATGGAGTAGCACTTCCGATTCCACTGTTAGAGAATCCAGTATCTGCTTCGTCGAACAATGCTTCGGTACCACCCTGGGTGCTGAAGCGTGAACGCATTGCGAAGATTAGTCCAGTAGGACCGTTCATCGGTTGAACACCTGCGAGGTCATATGCGACCAAGTTAGGCATTGCGCGTCTGATCAATGAGATCAGAACAGGATCGAAATTATCGATACTGGAACCGGTTGAGTTAGTAGGAGCTTCGGAAAGGAATTCCTTTTCTTCTCTGATTGTTCTTTCTTGATTCTCCAGAAGAACTGCGGTAACCATTCTCTTATGAGCATCATTGATGCCTCCGAGACCCTCATGGTTGAGGATAGGTGCCCACTTCTCCTGAAGGTATTCAGCATTGAAACCTTGCATTTGAATTTACCTTGTTAAAAATTTTAGTTTGATTTATAATTAAAAAATCACTTTTTAGAAACTCTGGTCAGAGTGTCGAG